CAGCATGGAGACCTTCAGTGAAGGCAGGTCATGCTAACCGTCGCATCCGCAGCGGTGCTCCTGTCTAAGTCATTCGTTCGTGATCACGACAGTGCCCCGTTCCCCCCCTTCGGGGGTTGCCCCCCCCGTGCCTAAAAACGGAAGGTACCATGAGTCTACAAAGTGTTACGATCGACATCTAAATATCCACGGTTTTAAAATTTTTTTCTGACTATATAAAATCATGCAAGTGGATTTAAGAATATGAAAAAAAATTCGGAAGAAAATTTTAGCACTGTAGAGATCGATTCTATAACCGGTGAATATGTGACACAGATACCTGAATGGATTATATCTGAATTTGGGTGGTATGAGGGCACAGAGATTAATATTGAGGTTGATGGTGATTGTATCGTAATTACCGAAGTGAAACCTTAATTGACATAGACTAGATAATACTGTATGATACTATTGTAATTAAACTACCTCATGGCTAAAGGATTTACTGTAAAAGCAAACTCACCAACACCAAAGAGTGAAGCACCCGAATGGGATTATGAAAAAGCAAAAGAGATGATCAGAGGTAAGACAATTGTCTTCTGCCTACCTGGTCGTGGTGTATCTTATACTTACCTGAAAAATTTTGTACAGATGTCTTTTGATCTGGTACAAGCAGGAGCAAGTATTCAGATTAGTCAAGACTATAGTTCCATGGTAAACTTTGCACGATGCAAATGTCTTGGAGCAAATGTATTACGTGGTCCCGATCAATTACCATGGGACGGTAAATTGCAGTATGATTATCAATTATGGATTGATAGTGATATTGTTTTTAATACTGAGAAACTCTATCAATTGGTTTTGATGGATCAAGATATTGCAAGTGGTTGGTATATGACTGAAGATGGTCATACCACATCTGTTGCACATTGGATGGAAGAAGACGACTTCCGCAACAATGGTGGTGTAATGAATCATGAAACTGGTGAAAGCATCTCAAAACGTCGTAAGCCTTTCACTGTAGACTATGCAGGTTTTGGGTGGTTGTTGATTAAGAAAGGTGTCTTTGAGCATCCCGAGATTAAATACCCATGGTTTGCACCAAAGATGCAAGTCTTTGAATCTGGTGAAGTACAAGATATGTGTGGAGAAGATGTGAGTTTCTGTCTTGATGCTATCGCAGCAGGTTTTGAGATCTGGTGTGATCCTCGTATCAGAGTCGGTCACGAAAAGACAAGAGTAATCTGATGTCCGAACAAGACGAAAGATACACGATTCTCCACAATGGTGAAGTTATTAAAGATGACTTAACTCGTGAAGAGATGTTTAATGCAATGGAAGATCTTTCTATCGATTATTATCAGAAAGGTTTTCCACATCCCTCAAATCTTGAGGTCAAAGAAAAAAACTTTTTAATTAATTGAGGTAATTATGGCAGTACGTTCAAAGGTTGGTATTTACAATAACTCGTTTATGCCCGGAAAACCGAAAAAGTCTCGTCAGGGTAGTGGTAAGAATACTAAGTATGCCGCAACGTCTCGAAATAAAGCAAAAAAATTGTATCGAGGACAAGGACGAGGTTAATATATAAATGTAGTTTTATACATTACTACATGCCATGTTTGATAGCAAATCTTCCTTCTCAGGAGGTATGGGTTCGTAAAGAATATCTAACAGATCATCAATTTGGTCATGGGGAATTTGTTAAGGGCGTTTGGGTATCGATTAAATCGATTCCTGGACGTGCTTTTTATTTTGAGACTTATTTACCCGAGTATGCTGCAATGTATGATAAATTGCCGATTGCAGCGTTTTGCTCGTCTCCAGAAACTCCAACCCCAGACATGAACCTTCCAAATCTTCAGTTTTGGAATTGTATGGACTATGGTGTAGTTTCTGTAGATAAGAAATTCATTGGTTCAATGGATTTTGAGTGTTATACACGGGACTTTGGTAATGTAAAAGGCACTTATGTCTGCACAATTGATAACTATCACTATGATCCAGACTATGTTGACTGGGCAACGAGTGAGAATCCTGCAGAACATAAGTCTCATAACCTAATTGAACTTGAAAATGGGCAGTATGCACTGTATCCAAATAATAGATTACGTATTTTTGATAATAGTTTGACACCTGTTGAACCAAAAATGCCGGATTTTAAGGTTTCGACTCAATATTATCAAGTTGAAAACGGTAATGATCGTCTTGGTATGGGTAGAGAAGATGAATATTTCTGGAAAACTGCAAAAGAAAGAGAAAAAGAAGATGAAAATGGAGAATTCTAAAAAATATGAACATGGTGGGTTAGAAAGACTCCCGACTAATATATTACGTCTCATATCAGAACTTGAAGGTTCTTATCAATTACTTAAATATATGGGTTTTGATGATGATATGCACACAATAGAAGAAATTAAAAAAAGATACTATAAATTTTATTTTAAAAAAATTAAAGAAGAAAAAAATAAATAAAAAAAGGGATAGAAACCCCTATAAAAGTTCTATTTACCTCTATGGAGAAACCATATGGCCAATTCACCAGTAGATAGAAATGTAAATTATATGAAAAAGATGTGGGGTACTAATAAATTGGTTACTGACTATGGTTCTGAGAATTCTTTAACGGAAAAAACCGAGTTTATTCAAGAAATTATGGAATATGGTGAAGATGTTGAGAAGGATGTAAAAAAGATAGATCTTTGTGAATAAATAAAAGCAAAGTAGACTCTTGATTAATGGCATCTCAAAAGATATCTAGATCTTTCAAAGATATTAGTTTATCATTTCAACCACATCCAGTAACTGGGGACTTGCAAGTTTTAAAAAACGAGAATGCAATTCGCAGATCTGTTCGAAATATTGTTGAAACTACACCATTTGAGAAGTTCTTTAATCCGGTGTTTGGTTCCGATGTAAGATCTAGTTTATTTGATTTTGTCGACTTTGGTACGGCATCTATAGTTAAAGAACAAATTGAAACTGCAATATTAAACTTTGAACCTAGAGTTGAACTTGTAAATATAGATGTCACACCAAAACCCGATACTAACACATTCAATATTGATATTGTTTTTAATATAATTGGTCAAGAGTTCCCAACACAAGAATATTCCTTCCTCTTAGAGGCAACGAGATAATAAAATGCCTTTCACTAAGTTCGCAAATCTAGATTTTGATCAGATAAAAGATTCTATCAAAGATTATATCCGTGAAAATTCAGACTTCACTGATTTTGATTTTGATGGATCAAACTTTTCTATTCTGATTGATACTCTAGCATACAATACTTATATTACTGCATTTAACACTAATATGATTGTTAATGAATCCTTTTTGGATTCTGCAACGGTCAGAGAAAATGTAGTTTCTTTGGCAAGAAATATTGGTTATATACCACAATCTAGAACTGCTGCTAAAGCACAAGTATCTTTTGATGTTAGTGGTCTAATTGATACTGATGGTAAGCAAACTACTAAAACATTAACCCTGAAAGCAGGTCTGGTGACGACAGGAGACATTCAAAATACATCTTATGTATTCTCTGTACCAGAAGACATTACGGTTAATGTAGACTCTTCTGGCGTTGCCTCATTTAGCAATATAACAATTCATCAAGGAACGTTATTAACCAGTGAATTTAGATATGATGGTTCTCTAGATCAAAGATTTATCTTAGAAAACTCTTTTATTGATACATCCACTGTAAAAGTATATGTTAAAAGGCAATCTAATATTGGTGAACTTGGTTTTGAATATGATCAAGTAGAAAACATACTCAATCTAGATGAAACTTCTAGAATTTATCTAATTCAAGAAGTTCAGGATGAAAAATATGAAATATTCTTTGGTGATGGATTAATCGGTAGAAAGTTAGGAACTAATCAAAATGAAGATGGTACTTTAATCACAGCAAACTATATTGTTAGTGATGGTAGGAAAGGAAATGGTGTTTCTAGATTTGTATTCAGTGGTTCTCTTGTAGATGATAATGACGGAGAATTAATCTTATCTACACCACCTACAATTACAACTGATCAATCATCTCAGAATGGTTCTGAAATTGAAAAAATAGACTCTGTTAAGTATTTTGCCCCAAGAATTTATTCTTCCCAAAATAGAGCAGTAACGTCTAGTGATTATGAGTCGATCATTAAAAGAGTTTATCCAGATACAGAATCAGTTTCTGTCGTTGGTGGTGAAGAATTAGATCCACCAGAATATGGAACTGTTTCTATTAGTATTAAGCCAAGAAATGGTAGTTTTGTATCAGACTTCAATAAAAAGCAAATATTAGATAATCTGAGAAAGTATAGTGTTTCTGGCATCAATCAAAAGATTGTTGATCTGAAAGTTTTATATGTTGAGATTGATAGTTCAATTTACTATGACCATTCTAAAGTTTCTTCTGCAGAGTATCTTAAAACTAGGGTAACAAATACATTAAACAAATATTCAGATTCAATAGACTTAAATAAGTTTGGTGGAAGATTTAAGTATAGTAAAGTTCAACAGATTATTGACAATAGTGATATGTCAATTACCTCTAACATTACAAAAGTTAGAATGAGAAGAGATATGCAGGCACTGATTAATCAGTTTGCACAATATGAAGTTTGTTTTGGTAATAAGTTTCACATTAGCAAAAAAGGATATAATATTAAATCAACAGGTTTTACAGTATTTGGTGAATCAAGTACCGTATATCTAACTGATGTTCCAAATGCTGATGGTAAAACTGGTGTAATATCAATCGTAAAACCACTGAGTGATGAAGATATCAGAGTTGTCATCAAGTCTGCTGGAACAATTGATTATGAAAAAGGTGAAATACTTATAAACACCATAAATATCAGTTCAACACTAAGAGGAAATAATATTATAGAAATTCAGGCAGTTCCAGAATCAAATGATGTTATTGGTTTAAAGGAATTATATCTGGATTTTAGCATTTCAGAAAGTCAAATAAATATGATAAAGGATGTTATATCTTCTGGTGAAGAGGTCTCTGGTTCAGAATTCTCTAAAAACTATTATACATCTAGTTACTTAAACGGCAATCTTATAAGAAATTAACATGGCAAGAGAGGGTTTTGATTCTAGAGTCAAGGTATACGAAATAATTGAAAGTCAACTTCCAAGTTTTATCGTGGATGAAAATCCAAAAACTGCCGAATTTTTGAAGCAATATTATATTTCTCAAGAATTTCAAGGTGGTTCGGCAGATATTGCCGAAAATTTGGATCAGTATACAAAGATTAATAACATTCTATCGGATGCAATTTCAACTAGAGAGACATATCTGACTGGAGCAGTAGGAACTGACAATAAAGTTACTATTGACGTTAGTAGTACAAAAGGATTTCCCAAAAAATATGGACTCTTAAAGATAGGCAACGAAATTATCACATATCGTGATTCCACACCAACTTCTTTTATTGACTGTCAAAGAGGTTTTAGTGGTATTACTGGTTATCATCAAGATCTCAATTCGGAAGAATTAATTTTTGAAAAATCAAATGCAGAATCTCACGCCAATGGTGCGTCTGTATCAAACTTAAGTAACTTATTTTTAAAAGAAATCTTCAAAAAAATTAAGTATACTTTTGCACCAGGTTTCGAAGAAATTGAATTTGATGAAAAATTGCACGTTGGCAACTTTGTTAAGTCATTAAAAGATTTTTATCAGTCAAAAGGTACCGAAGAGTCTTTCAAGATTTTATTTAAAGTATTATATGGTATCAATGCAACTATCGTTAATTTAGAAAATTTATTATTAAAACCATCTTCTGCTGAGTATGTAAGAAGAGAAGTTGTTCTAATTGAAAAAATTTCCGGTGAACCAAATGGATTAGTTGGTCAAACTATTCAAAAGACAAATGACGCGTCAACAAATGCTTCTGTTTCCGAAGTAGAAATTGTCACTAGAAACTTTAAGACTTATTACAAACTGTCATTGTTTGTTGGTTATGACGATTCTTCAACAATTCAAGGTAACTTTATAGTTACACCTAGATCAAAGGTAATAGAAGAAATTTCCTCTGGTTCAGAAATAATCACTGTAGATTCTACTATTGGTTTTGAGGAATCTGGAAGTTTAATTTCTGGAAATAATACAAATATTACATATACTAATAAATCAATCAATCAATTCTTTGGTTGTTCTGGTATCGTAGAATCACTTGAATATGCTCAAGATATTCGTGGTAGTCAAACTTTCTTCGGATATGAAAATGGTGATAGAACTAAAAAAGTTGAGTTTAGTATACTGGGTTCTATTTCTAAATTTAGGCAAATTACAGACGTACTTAGTGGAGTATCTGAAGGAGACTCTATTAATATTAAGAGTTTGGGTTCTCCTGTAACTAGGGAGAATATTGAAATTAGATCTTATAAAGATATTTTAATAAACTCTTGGATCTATAATACAAATTCTAGATGGGAAATTAACGACTTTAGTGGTCCAAAATCATTAAATCTTAAGTCTTCAATTATAGAGGGTGATAAAACCAGTTTAAAGCATGGTGATGCAATAGAAATTGTAGAAAGAGGAACAAATAATATAGTATTCACTTCACATATTAATGAACAAATTGGTGAGAATTCACATGCTATCAAAATTCTTGGTTCCTTTATACCAAATCCCAGTTTTGATTATGATTTAAGGAGAAAATTAAACAAGGCAAGAAGTCAGAATGCCCCTATACAGGGTGGAAATGGGTCTTTAGTATCAGATGTATCTAATGTATATTTGAACACTACTCATGCCTTTGTAGCGTCAAACTCTTTGCCTTCAGATAATAGAAATTTAACTATTCCTTACAATTATAAAATTAATAAAAAATTAGATAAATTTACTATTGATGATACTAGTGGTACTATTGCAGATAAAGAAGATATTAACTTTGGTACATTAGTTTTTGAAAACGAAGTTTCTTTTATCACCGGAGATAGAATTTTTTATGAACCAGAGGAAAGAAATTTAGTTGGTCTAGATACCGGTTTTTACTTTGTAGAATTGATATCAGAAGATAAGAAGAGATTAAGACTATATTCATCTTCATCATTTATCGGTAGTAACAATTATCAATTGATAAGATCCCCATATCTCTCGGGTATTGGAACACATAACTTTATCTTAGCAACTCAGAAATCTAGCACTATTGGGGCACAAAAACTAATCAGGAAGTTTCCATTATCACTTAACCCAAACGTTACTGATGACCAAGATAAGACTATCCTACCAGGTCAAGTTGGTATGTTAGTCAATGGTGTTGAAATTGATACTTACAAGTCTCCAGATAAAATTTACTATGGTCCACTGACCAATTTTAAAATTCTAAATTCTGGTAACAATTATGATGCAATCAATTTACCAGAAATTTCAATTGATGTTGGTACTACTGCAGCAAAAGTTCAACCAGTAATTAGTGGGCATATTGATGAGATATATGTCGAACCACAAGGTTTTGATATTGATAAGATAGTATCTATAGGTATACAAGGTGGTAATGGTCGTGGTGCTGCTTTAGACCCAATTCTAAACTTGAGAACAAGAGAAGTTTTATTTGATGGTAGATCAACACTTAATGGTGGAGGTATTAATACCACTACAGGACAATTGACTTTTGATACTGATCATTTCTTTGCGGATGGTGAAGAGGTTTTTTATAGTTTGAATGGAAATCCTGGAATTGGTGTTGGTATTGGTACTTCAACTTTGATTGATGGTGCGTCATACTTTCCACAAAGTACTAGTCCACGTACTGTATATCTTTACCCATCAGAAAAAGATTACAGAATAGGAATCAATACTGTACTATTCAACACAGACAATAACTTTGGTGTACATAAGTTTTATACTAAATCTAATAAAAAAACTCTTACAGAGCTTAAAGTTCTTGATGGTGGTGAAGGATATACTAACAGAAAACTTATTGTTAAACCATCGGGGATTTCTTCATTCACACATACTGTAAACTTTAAAAATCATGGATTCAATGATGGTGATTTAATAGAATACAAATATGATACCACACCAATTATTGGTATTAATACAGCATCAGATAATCAATTCTATATTTTAAAAATTAATGAAGATTCTTTTAGGATTTGTGACGCTGGAAAATCTGGTACAGTATTATCAAACTATCAAACAAAAAACTTCGTTAAATTTAAGAATCAAGGTGAAGGTTATCAATACTTTAAGTATCCAGATATCACAGTAACAGTTGTATTTACTTCTGTTGGTATTGCTTCTGCATTACAGCCCACCAAAGTTATATCAATAACACCTTCTGTAAAAGGATCTATTATTGATGCTTATTTGTACGAAACTGGTACTGGTTATGGTTCTACTATTTTAAATTTTGAGAAAAAACCAGTAATTTCTATTAAAAATGGTAGAGAAGCAAAAATTAGACCAAATATCAGTAGAGGTAGGATAAACACAGTAAGAGTTGAATATGGTGGATTAGAGTACTTTTCGAAACCAAATTTAATCGTTAACGATCCATCTGGAAAGGGTAGTGGTGCAAAGTTCTTACCAGTTATTGAAGATGGTAGAATTAAGAGTGTAAAAGTTCTCAGTTCTGGTGTTGGTTATGCAGATGACAGCACTATTGAAGTCATACCTTCTGGCACAAATGCCATGTTTGATCTTAGTGTTAGAGATTTGACATTAAACAATAAAACAAGATTTGGTGACGAAACATTTACTGAAACTCTAAATGATAACTTAAAGTATTCTATTCTTGGTTATAATAAAGTTCTTCAGGATTCTTTTGGTGATGATGGTATTAATCACTCCAGTATTATTGGTTGGGCATATGATGGCAATCCAATATATGGTGCATATGGATTTACTGATCCAGAAAATACCAATTCAGATCCAAAAGCATTGGTATCTGGTTATACAATCGATACTTCCTATGTTGACAGACCTGCAGGTTATGTTGATGGTTTCTTTACTGAAGACTATAAATTTGATGGTTCTGGTGATCTTGATATTAATAATGGTAGGTTTGCAAAAACTCCAGAATTTCCAAACGGAATCTACGCATACTATGCACCCATTAATAGTGTAAGTTATCAGTCACAGTTCCCATACTTTATTGGTAGTAAGTTTAAGTCCAATATAATACCAGAAAACTTTTATCTTAAGCAATATACGTTCGATTACATTTCGGAGGACGTTGTACGCAACACCTATCCAAATAAACTAGTCGATCCAAATGTTTCTAACGATTTCTTGTCTAGTTTCTCTGACCTTAAAAATCAGATTATTAATGTGGAATCTGTAACAAGTGGTCAAATCAATGGATATACAATTACCAATGCCGGTGATAATTATAAGATTAATGATATCTTAAGATTTACATCGGAAAATGATGAAGTTCTTTCTTCAAGGGTAACTGAACTTCATGGTAAAGAAGTTAATAGTATTACTTGCAATCAGCAAGACTATGAAAATGTAATTTTAACAAAGTACAATTCATCTAAACTTCAAATATCAATTCTTCCTACACATGATATTAGTGATACTGAATCTATTTCTTTGTCTGGGTTTTCTACAGTATTTGCAAACCTAGATGACATTTATCAAGTAGGTGTTTCTACAATTACGACTACTCTTGCCAGAGATATTGCAACAAATGCATCTATAGGTTCCACTGAAATATATGTTTCTAGTATTCCAAAAGAGTTCATACCTGGTGCTAGAATTGGTATTGGAACAGAAACAGCAACTATTCTCAATACATTTAAAATAAAAAACATCATTAGAATTGATAGATCTGTAACTGGTATATCTCATCTAGCAAAAACTCAGATATCTTTATCTCCATATTTCTTTACCATTGACAAGAGTCTTGGTGAGGTTGACTCAAGAATAAATGACAAATATTACTTTAATACTAAAAAGACGATTGGTGTCGGTACAGATCCAGGATCTAGTACTTCAATAACATTCCCATTTGCGGATACTATTGTCACTAGAGATGTGTCTGCAAGATCTATTTACTTAGAAAATCATCCATTTGTATCTAATCAAAAAGTAAGATTTGTACCTCCATCTGGAACCATCTCTGTTTCTACAGATGGTACAAATACATTTAGTATACCTATCAATGGTGAGTTTGAAGATTTAGTTGTTGTTAATAAAACTATCAATACAATTGGTCTTAAGACATCTTTTGATGGTCAAGAACTATTCTTCCATAATAATGGTCTAGACGAAGATAACTATCTTTTAGAGTCCAAGTTTAGACAAATTACAGGTTCTATTTCCAGATTTAAGACTACAGTTTCTACTGCTGGTACTCATGGATTAAGTACCAGTGACTTAGTAAAATTAAATGTAAAACCAAGTTTAAATGTTGGTATTGGAACTTCAACACATATCAACGTCTCTTATAGTGAGAAATATAAGAAATTATTATTCGATTCTGTTGGTTTTGCTTCTAGTGACGTAAGTCTTTCGCAATTCACTTATAACAAACCAACTCAAAAATCAACTTTGAATATTTTTGAGGGGTCGCAATTTATAGTTGGTATGGGGACAACCGGTTATAGAACTGCTCAAGAGATGCATGACTATATTTGGTCCAATTATAACAAATTTGATTTAGATGGTGATGGTACTGTAAGTCAAACTGATGGATTGATTGCACATCGACAAATGATCAATGTAAAACTTGGGACTGGTTTTGCTGGTGATTCTCTAATTGAAGGTGTTGTATTCCCAGGTAATGCAACTAGAAGAACTGCAGATTCTATTAGAACTCATATTAATAATATTACCGGCGGTGTTGGGATTGCAAGTACAGTATTTGATATTAATAATAGTGGAATTGTTAACCCAGAAATTGATGGTGTTCTCTTAGAAAGATTTGCATCAAGAGTTGGTCTTTCTTCTCCATCTAAAGAAGATTTCTCTAATAATAGAGGTTCTATTAAAATTGACAATCACCACTTTAAGACTGGTGATAAAGTATTATACATTGGAGATTCGGGTATTTTAACACCAGTAGAAGATGGTGAATATTATACAATTAAGAATGATGATAATAGTATTCAACTTGCATTAACATATGATGATTGCTTCAGCGATCCACCAAATGCGGTTAGTATTGGTTTCAGTGGTTCTGAAAATCAAAAATTATCTACAATCAATCCACAAATTAGAGTAATAAAAAATAATCTACTAAACTTTAATCTTAGTGACACTTCATTGTTTGGTTATGATCTTAAAATATTCTATGATCGTGATTTTAGACATGAATTTAATTCTACTAATAAAACTTCTGCATTCTCAATTATCAAAACTGGTACACCGGGTATTGCAGCAACTACAATCATCGATTGTGATGACCAAATTCCACAAAATCTATACTATACATTAGTAAACTCTGGCACAATATTAATGCCAGATGATGATGTAGTTAACTATTCTGAAGTAGTATATGATGATAGTCTCTATATTAATAATAGCAACTATTTAATTTCCGGTGTAACTACAAATACCTTTGATATTTTCTTACAAAGAATACCAGAAAGAAAGCAATATTTTAAAGAAGATTGTGATAAGTTAGAGTATTTTACAGAATCTAAATCTTCTTTTGGTCCAGTAAGTCAAATTGAAATTACTTCAGGTAAAGTAGATTATCTCGATATACCAGTACAAACTAGTACTCAATCATCGATAGGTAGAGATGCTAATATTATTCTAAATTCTAATATTATTGGTGATGTTAAAGAGGTATCAATAACTAATGAAGGTTTCAACTATCCATCAGATCCAACATTAAGACCTTCTGCATACATTTCACCTCAATTATTCATTAAAGATGCAAATGGCATCAAGGATATTGAAGTTTCTTTTGGTGGTAGAAATTATAGTGTTGCACCAAATATTATTATTGTTGATGAATTAACTGGTAATCAATTAGACACTGGTATCTTACGTGCTGTTCTCTCAGGTACTTCTATTGGTTCCATTAGAATAGAACAGCAACCAGTTGGTTTACCAGATACTAAAATCAAACTGATGACTATCAATAATACTAATGGATTTAGTGTTCAAAAGGTACAATACTTTACAAATGAAATTTTCTATATCTTCATTTCAAGACCAGTTGATGGTTTTGTAGTAGATCCATTTTCTCCAGGTGATGAAATATTCATTGAAAATATTCAAAAAGATTTAGATGTTACTGGTGATGGATTTAACTCTAGTGATTATGGGTACAATTTCTTTAAAGTTATAGATTTTGATACCACAGGTTTACTTGCTAGAATTAAAGTAGATGCATCAGAATTCACTAGTAATTTAGGTACTCCAAAAGAAATTCAAGATTTCGTCCCTCTTGTTACAAATAGGAATACATATCCAACATTTGATATTATTAAACAGAAGCTTCTGTTTGCTAAAGGTGAAAAACTCCAAAGTCAAGGTCAACCAATTGACTTGGAAATTTCAGATTCAAATACATCTTTCATTAAAGTATTTGGTTCATATGTATTATCTCTGGGTGAAACTATTGTTGGTAGACAATCTGGGACTACAGTTACTATTTCTGAAATAAGACATAATGAAGCTCAATTTGATATTGATTATGCTACCAAAGTTAATACCGGTTGGTCTAATAATATTGGCAAGTTGAATAACGATATTAATGTAATACCAGACAATGATTATTATCAAAATCTTTCTTATACTATTAAGAGTCCAATAACCTATGATCAGTCTAAGACAGTTGTCAATAATTTCTTACATACAATAGGAACTAAGAACTTTAGTGACACTGGTATTACTTCAGAATCTCAGTTTAAATTAACTAGTAAAGATTCTTCATCTATTATTAGGGATGTTATTGAAGA